CGAAATGATGTTCAACGGCACTTCAAAAATGGGGCGCAGTACATCGAATGGGTAATGGCACTTCGGCGCAGTGTTGCGTTTAGCATCGGCGCAAATACTCCAACCAGTACAAACGACGAAACATTTCAGTGCCAAAACAACCTCTATGTACATCGGTTAAGGTGTCCCTAAACCTTTTCAATCGGCGCAGAATTGAAGGGGAATAGGGTCGCAGTGTTGCCTTTAGAAAAAAAGTGACGGCCTCAAAATGACGGCGCACTGGGCAAAATAATAACTTTCGACGCAATGTTATTATTTACACTGGGAATTTGAGCAACCAAAGACCAAAACAGGCTCGCAGTACAACGGTTTCGGTTTTTCAGTGACGGCTCTATTTTGCGCAGATATTGCGCCAAATACTGCGCATTCCGACGGCCTTAGCAACGCCAACCACCGCAAAAAATTACCCGTATTTTTCTCAAATTGGGTTTATAACCTTAAAAAAACGGCACAAACTTCTTATTTCTTGAAATTCTTTTTGATTTTTTTGCAGTATTCCAATTTGAAGCATCTAATGCCCCTCCGACCACTGCTAAACCGCTTGTTGCAGACGATTTTACTTGGTCTATGGCGTGTGCAAGTGCCATTACGGTGTCATTATGCTTGCCTTTATCGACTATATCGCCGTTTTTCCATACATGTGACTCTAATTCATCAAGTAGTATGCTCATAACCCGTCTTGTTTCATCGTTTCCATAAGGAATTATGATTTTTTCTTGTTCAAACCATACTCTAAGGCGATTTAACAACCCTTGCTTTAATGTTTTATTAGAAACCTTGCTCATTTGCAAATTTAAGGTTAAACCACGCTGATTTATTAGTGATTGATATAAAGACTGGAAACCTGCGCTTTCAAATGCGAAAACGGGGTGCTTGTAAGCATCATCAAAGTCTTTTATCACTTTAATTTGTTTAGCAGGCGGGAAATCATTGCGCCTCCACATATTTACTACATGAATGTTGCCATCGGAGTCTTGTCGAACCACTATTGCTACTGTATAGTCTTGTCCGATACCATGCGAAGGGTCAAACCCTACAATATACTGATTGTCATGCAGTTTACTCTTTTGAAGTATTCTATCCATGTCAAGATTTTTTCGAGTTAATGTTTGAGGGAATACTGCGCTATCGTCATCGACTACTTTACAAAGATACTCTTGTGCAAATGCCAGTTCACCAATTGCTTCTTTTTGTTCAAGTAAAAACTCAAGGGGTCTTTCCGAAGGCCAAAGACATATAGGTTCTATGTCGGGGTCATTGCGCCATTCATCATAGTTTACAATTGCGCCTTCTTGCCATGTGTCCCATGCTTCATTTTTGAGCATTTCTGTATGGTAAAGGTCATTCATGCTCATAGGTGTTCCTACACAGAATAAACAAGTCTTTGGTGAAAGCATCGGTGTTAATTTTTTTCTAAACCATTGTTGGTATGTGTCATAAGACATATCATTTTGGTCATCAATAATGTCATCAAGAGCAATTGCGGCGGGGTGTTCACCACGAATACCCGAACCAACCGATGTAGCCTTAATCCATGCCCCATTTGTTAAACGCAACTCAAAACGATTACCTTTTGTAGTGTCAACCTTTTTAGACAATTCGGGATGCCTTTTAAGGTCTTGCCTTATTTCTTCTAAACGGTTCATTGCAAGGTCTTTATTTGCAGAAAACAACCAAATAGTAAAGGGTTTGCCACGCCACTTTTCAAAAAGTAGCATATGTAGCAGTTTTACTCTAAGCGTTGTGGATTTAGAATGGTCACGAGGCGCAATAATACAAACACGGTGAACCTGTTTACCTTCTCTATTTCCGTACAAATCAAGCCATGTTTGAATATGGTCGCCCCATTTGTAGCCCAACCACTCATAAAAGTGGCGTATGTCATATCTGCTACGCTCAAGATGAAATGTTGTCATCAAACGAACCATCTAAACCACCATTTTTACTAAACAACGGGAATCCGCAGTATTCTGCTAATGCGTAAACAAGTTCTTCTATCTCATGTCTTTCCAACATTAGACCAACAACCATATCTTCTGCAAACAAGTTTACTGCAACATAATCTTCGCCCATATCAGTAAAGCGTAATTCTTTATCAAGACTCATCCATATAGGCACTTGCTTTCCTCCCATTTAATGTATTGAGTAGTCTTAATCCATGTCGGAGGTCTGTAAATGCTTGAATATCTCTTGTTTTGGAATCAAGAACAACGATAGGAGAGGTAGGGCGTTCTCTTGGGAAACCGCACATTTCACCAAAACTGTCTATTGTCTTGTATGCACCCGGCCTTATCGCCCAACGCTCAACTGCATGTCGAGTAAAGGGAACAACTGATGGAGTATGGTGATGACCAATTACCCCAATATCAAAGTCGCATTCTCCGTCATCCCACATTTTCTTAATAACACGGCTTGGGTCAAGGTTTGAGTTGCCTCTTCGCTTGTGTCTTATTGACAAATGATAAGGAATGTCGCCATGAATAACTTTGAGGTTCAACTCATACGGATGATACAAAACTCCCCTGTCTTGAGCAAGACGCTTTAACGGGTCATAATCGGTCATACCCGCAGTCCAAAGGTCGTGATTACCTGCAACAATAGCCATAAGTGATTTTGGAGTCATGTTAATGTAGTGTTCGCACAACTGCCACTGAATAGAAGGGGGAATTGGTGCTTTCATTGCAGGTCGAGGCTTGTCAACAACGAAGTTGTCAATATAGTCGCCTGCGTGTATAACATAACAATCGGGGTGATTTTCAATTATTTCTGTGTCACGGCGTAGTCTTTCATGGTCACAAAAAGGATTACCTATGTGTTGGTCGCTTTGAAATGCAATTCCAATGTATCGTTGCTTAGACTTCATATGAAATGTAGCCCAACGAGCATCTTCATTTGCAAGAATTGCCGCCTTTGAGCGTTCTTCAATAGCATTCCATAAGTCCTCTTGACTACTTGACTTCTTTTTCAAGTGTTCAACAATAAAATGAGGTGTTTCTGTTCGAGTCACTGCTTGATTAGCCCATGCTCGTCGTACTCTATTTTCCCAACCCGATTTTGAAATTTCGGGAAACCTTTTGTGCATAATGCGTATTAACTGTGATTGAGTTCCGTCAAACTGAAGAGGTATTTCTGCATTGTAGTCAATGTTTTCAAAAACAGGAAAAATGTCGGGCATGTGTGTTTTTAACATACGCAAACGCCATCTATGATTTTCCGATGACATTTCGGGCATAACTCTTGCCATATGACGAGAAAATTGCGCCATATTGCCATTGTAATGTTCAATTTCAGACTTAACTACATCGTGGTACTCGACTTCGCTCATTAAACAGACTACGATAGGCTTGCCACTTAAAGGCTTGCTTTAGTTTAATTCTTTTTACTCCATTGAAAAAATAAAAAAAGAAATAATCAGTGTACTCAAGCCCAACTTCATTTATTCTTTTAATTGTTCTTAGATGTTTAGGTAAAAGCCCCGATTATTCTGTAAGAATAATTCTTACATACATAAGAGGAATAAAAAGAAAAACGCAAAATCGCTATACTCAAGCCCATTTATTCTTTTTTAATTTCTTTTTTCGCCTTGAAAGAATAAACCAACCAACTAAAGTCCACCATAGTATTTCAAGAATAATGAGAGCAACACCGCCTTTTGCTAAAATTTCGGCTAAAGTTTCCATAACCCTCAACAACATTCTTATTATTGATGACTTATTACAGTTATTCGGGCATACCTTGATAAAGCAAACGCTAATAAGACAGAACATGGCTCGTATTCCTTTCTTCGGCACTATCGGGAAAAAGTCGAAAATCGAAGAACCAAAAGCAGTTTTTGCGTTTGATGGTGATTTGCGACACAATGTTGGTCACAGAAGCCCCTTTCAAATGATTGCAGGTTTGCAAGACATTGTTAATGAAACAAACAAACTGCGTGATGATTCAAATTTTGACAATGACTTTTATTTGTTTGATGAAATGCTTAAACTTGACCCCGAATTAAACGGCGCAGTGCGAGCAGTGTCCTTAACTGCAAATAATTACACTATTAACTGGCGTTCTGCAAAGAATGCTCGCATACGCAACGCCCTACAAGACATGATTGATAAACTCGACTTTGACGACATTCTCATCAATGGTATGCGCAACCTTATGATTTACGGAAATGATGTAAACAAACTTGTCGGAACAAGTAAAGAAGGGATTACCGATGTGCAAAACTTGCCTATTGCGCAAATTACAATTCTTGATGAAAGAAGTCAAAACGCAACTGCTGATGATAAAGACCCAGTTATCAAAGCAGAACGATACTTTTTGCGTGAAGGCGAAACAACAGTGCAAGAATTTCCCTCGAAAGAAATACTTCACATACGCATGGATTACCGTTCTAATTGGTTTACAGACAATGAAAACCGAATTACCTATGGACTATGGGGTGCATCTCGTTTTACGGCTCTCAAGCAGGCTATAAGAGCAAAATATAACAGTATGAATAACCGCATTGCTCTTGAAGATGCAATGACAAAACAATTTATTACAATTGATATGGAGGCAGTTAAGCACATTCAAAACCCCGATGAGCAAAGAGAGCGTTTGCTTTTCATTATGAATCAAGTCATTAGCACTATGGAGTCTTTGAGAGGCGACCAAGTGCCTATTTTCCCCGACTATGTTCAAATTAAGCATGTTGACCAAAGAACCGCACTGCCCGATAGTAGCGGATTCCTTGACAATGTAAATGCAGATATTGCGGCAGTTCTTCAAGTACCACGCACTGCGGCGGGTCAAGAAAAAGGTTCAACCTTTGCAGCATCCTATACTGCAAACCTTTGGGCGAGCAATGCTATTCGACGCATACAAAGCATATTGCGACAATCAGTAATAGAATTATTTTCTGCGCACTTAGATTTACTGGGTATTAACCATACAAAATCCGATTTGCCCGACCTTGTATTTGAGCCAGTTGATGAGGAAACTCGCCTTGATAAAATGAGAAGGGCGACATTAGGCTACTCCAACGGCGTACTTTCACTAAATCAAGCACTTGAAATTGTTGCTCAACCCGCAGAAGAAAATGGCGATGTGCGCAAAGACGCACCAACTGTCACTGAAACACCCGAAGAAGAACCAGTTGAAGAAAGAGATGAAGAAGAGGACATGCCAAGAGAAGGTGAAATGTGATGGAAACTGATGTTCTCGGATTTAGGCTTGACGCAGTTGAAGAAGATGTTCGGGACTTAAAAGCACTTTCTGCGCAAATTGTAAAGGCGCAAAGTCGAACAGATGCAAGACTTGCAGGGCTTGAAGGAGAATTGCGCATTCAAAATGAAGTTTTGCAACAAGGATTTGATTTGATTAAAAAAGTAATGATGGCAGGTATTGGTTTAATTAGCCTTGTTATTACTGGCAGTCAAGCAATGTTTTAAGAATCACGACGGTATTCGTTAAACACATGGGTAGCGGTAATGCAAAGCCGAAGAAGGATATTTCGTTTAATGACCGTATGGTCAAAAGAACGGTAATCCCTGCTATTTATCTTTGGCTTCTTGCTTGTGGTTCTGTTGTAGGCATGGGTATTTGGAAACCCGATGTTGTTTTGATGAACCTTGATGGATTTATTGCACTTATTGCTATTATTGGAGGTACTGCCGCACCTGCACTGGGTACAGTTTTGCGTATGTGGGAGTCCGAACAAACTCAAGAAGTTGACAACATTCCTACTGAATTAAAACATGGTCGAGAAATTGATGCAGACCAAGAGGAACACCGCAGAACCCTTGAAAAACTTGACCAAGAACACAGACAAAAAATAGAAACTCTTGAGCAACAACATAAACATGATATGTGCAAACTCGAAATAGAGTTGCAAACCCCTAAGAAAAAGGCGTGATTGTTATGCTAATACAATCTAAAATGGAGGACTACTTATTCCGTAGTCCCGAAGGTGCAATTAAAAAATCAAAAGAAATTGGTTTTGATGGAGAAATCCATGAATCAACACTTGCAGACGGTACTAAACTATATTCCCCTGCAAAAACAGAAAAAGAGTTTATCACATGGTATCGCAAGAATGACCCCGATGCAGAACAAGAGTTTAGTGCTTTACAATATGGCAAACCAAAGAAAAATGACCCACGCAAAACCCCTGCTAAACCAAGCGAAAGGCGCAAAGGGTCAAAAAAGAATAAACCCGATTCTGCAAGTAAACCAAACAATTCAATTAAAATTAGCAAGGAAACAGAATCTCGTTTGCGCAAAATGATGCAAGAGCATAATGCAAAGGTTGCAAAAAAGGGTAAAGGGTCAAAAGCAAGTATGGGTCGTCTAAAATCTGTATATCGCAGGGGCGCAGGCGCATTCTCTCGTTCACACGCACCTAACATGTCAAGAGGCGGTTGGGGAATTGCAAGAGTCAAAGCATTCTTGTATCTTTTGCGCAACGGCAGACCAAGCAACCCAAACTACAAACAAGACAATGATTTGTTGCCTAAATCTCATCCGAGAGCAAGTTTCGATGAAGATTATGAGGACTGGGATGGATTCGAGTTTGAAGGCGCAGAATATCAAGGGCGCAAAGTTAAACTTAACAAACCATTCCGAACACCGAATGAAAAAAAGAAATTTGCAGTATATGTTAAAAATCCCGCAGGTAAAGTAATTATTGTTCGATTTGGCGACCCTAATATGGAAATTAAGCGTGATGACCCAAAACGACGCAAAGCATTCCGTGATAGGCATAACTGCGCAGAAAAGAAAGACAAAACAACGGCAGGGTATTGGTCTTGTTATCAATGGCGAAGCGGTTCTAAAGTTGAAAGTAGTCAAGACTTTAATAAAACAGATGATGTAGTGGTTGAGGGTATGGGCGACTGCGGACAAAAGGCAGAAGATTGCGGGTGTGGTTGCACACATACGCATCAAGCAGAAGAATTACCAAAACCAAACGACACTGAATCTCACGATGAATTTATGTCCCGTTGCACTGAAATGGGCTTTGATAGTCAAGAATGTATGGATGCGCATAAAGGACATGAGTTCAAAGAAGAAGTTGAAGGATATGGCGGAGGCGGATATTCCAACAGTTGTCGAACAGGCTACAAAATGGAGGGTGGTAAGTGTGTTAAGGCTACATTCCAATTAGATGTTGATATTACAGTAAATGATATGGTTGTTCAAGCCGATACTGGCGAATACATTGTTTCAATATCGGGTATTGCATTCCATGAAGGAATAAACAAAAATGGTTGGGAAATCACAAGAGCAGGTGCAGACCTTGCAGTATCGCAAATGGTCGGTGCAGATTTAACACTTAACCATCCTACTTCGGAAAATGGTCGATTTAAGCGAAACATGAACGGGGGTGTTGAAGAAGCAGTAGTTGGTTTTGTGACCGAAGCATCAGTTGTTGACAAGTTTGGCGGTGCATGGGAGGTTCGATTCAAAGCAGAAGTTCACCGTAAAGAATTATTTGAGGCTCTTGAGTCGGGACTATGGTTGCGACAAGGATATGGAGTATCTATTGGTGGCAGTGGTATTCCCGATGATATGGTCGAAGCCGAAGATGGCAGAATGATAATGAAGTTTGAAACAGACTTTGAGTTTGACCATTTGGCTATTGTGCATAAACCTGCATACAACGGCGCAAAGATTGAGAGCGTTGAAAGAGTAAAAATAGCAGAATCCGCAGAAGTCTTTAATAGTCATCCGCATTCTCTTCCGACTATCGCAACGGAGAGAAACCCAATGTCCGAAGAAATTATCGCAAACGAAATCAGCGAAGAGGAAGTTGTCGAAACTCCTGTCGCAGAAGAAATTATTACTCCCGATTATTCCGCAGAAATTGAAGCACTAAAGGCTTCACTTGCAGAAAAAGAAGAAGAGTTGAATGCAATTAAGGCCGCAGAAGAAGCAAAGGCAGAAGAAGTCCGCCTTTCTCTTGTAAAGAAGGCATCCGAAATGGGAATTGCAGGCATTGATGCTTTGCCATCCGAAACTCTTGAATCAATCATTGCTTCTTTTGAGGCAAAAACCCCAGTAGCAGAAGAAGTTGTTGAAATGACTCCTGTTGCAAGCAATGTTGAAGCATCCGAAGCACCAACTCCTGTATCAACAGAAGTTGTCGCAAACTATCTAAACAAAAAGAAACTTAATACTCCTGTTGACATTTATGCTAAGGCATGGAACGCATGGGCTAAGGCTTGGAATCAAACCTTGTCCGCCGCAGAAATGGAAAAGCAGGGTGCTAAGACTTTTGAACAATTAAAAGAACAAAACATGATTTAAGGTGATTAAAAATGCAATTGAATAACCCACGAACAGGAACAATGAAAAGCGGTGTGACTTCTGCTGATAAAGCAGGGCTATGCCTACACTTAGACGGCGCAGGTACTTTTGAAGTCTGCACAGAAGATGATATTGTATTGGCGATTACTGCTGATGAGCAAGAGCGTGATGTAAGCGGTCTTGTTGCAGGCGGTTCAGTTTCAATTTACACATTGGGCGGAGTCCTAATGGTTGCATCGAAAGCAGGTCAAACCTACACTATGGGACTTGATGTTTTCGCAACCGCAAGTGGACTTGTCACAGATTCCGACGATAAAAGCGGAACAGGCGCAAAGAGAGTTGGAAAGTATGTGGGAACAGGCGTGACCACTGGCTCAACCGACGGCGACTTGATTCCAGTTGATACTTCCTTTGCTACTAAGGCTTGAAATTAAAAATTTGAATGGAGATGAATAAGATGAATAATACACTTGAAGAAATACTAACAGTTGAAGCCGCAAGCGGACAATTCGGTCAAGCCGATGCAGTCCTTGAACAAACCCTCCGTGACTTTATCGAATTGCAATCAACTACTATTGCAATCGGAACAAAAGTTGTTGGAGTAAAGTCTGTTCCATACCTTGAATTTACATGGTACAGTGGCGCAGAAGGAACATTTACTTATCCTCTTGCTGATAACGCAGTCGCAGACCCAACAAAGATTGGTACTGCATCCTATTCAGTTCACTTGAAGAAGGGACAAGGCCGATGTATCTTCCTTGACTCCACACTACTTCGAGGCGAAACCTTTGAAAACATGGATAGACAACAAATGGCTATTGTCCGCAACCGAGCAAGCGTCATTGATAACCTAATTATTTCCGCACTTATTACTGGTGCAGGTCAAAGCGTTGCAGTCGCAAGCGGTTCGGAATGGGACACTTCATCTGCTGATGCAGAAGCAAACATTCTTACTGCTATGGATAAGATTTTCGAGAATGGTCGTGTAAACGGTGACGAGCCAATGGCTCTTATTGTCCCTGCAAAGCACCGCAATGTTCTATTGCAGACTACTCTTTACGGAAATGTTGTCGAATCTCTCGGAGAACACCTTTCCCGAATGGCAAACTTGACTATCTATTACAGTCGTGATGCACTACTTGCTGACACTGCTCTCCTACTAATTCCGGGCGCAGAAACCGCCGAGTTCTTGCAATACAACGGTGACGGTTTCCAAGAAACAGAATTGACTCGTATTCCGGGCGTTGGTTTCGATTGGATGCTAACTGGCTACATGGCTTGTGTTGTTCACGAACACCAAGACAGTCAAACCGCAGGCAGTGGAAAGAACGATAGAATCTGTAAGATTACGAACATCTCCGCTTGATAGGAGGTGCAGTAATTGAGCGATAGAGCAACATTCCTTTGCGAATACGCCTCAAGACTTTTAGGTCGTGATTTGACCGAAGAAGAAACCAAAGCGGTTTCGGAAAAAACAAGTCGAAGGGATATGCAACTGCTTGTCGAATCATTCAAAAAGCCAGTAGCAAAGGCTACAAAGGCTAAACCTAAACCAAAGGTGGTAAAGGATGAAGAGTAAGGCCGCAGTTGCTAAAGCACTGAAAGAGAAAGACATTCCTCTTCCCGAAGAAGATTCTTTCGATGCAATGATGCACCGTTTGAATACATGGGAATCAAAAAGAGGATATTTGTTCCGAAGAATCAAAACAAGGTTTTACGCACAACAAAATTTACCTGCTGATATTCCTTTTGGTAAAGTAGTGTTTGTTCCCGCAAGTCAATTTGCTCGCAAGATTATGAAAACTGGCGCAATGTTCCCAATGGGTCGTGCAGAATACAACCCTAAAGCCCATTTACTTATTGATGTTCCTAAAACAGAAACCTTTGAAGAACCAAAGGTTGAAAAGCCAAAGGCTAAAAAGGCTACACCAAAGAAGTCAAGCAGTGCAAAGGTGAAGAAGAGTGGCAATAACAAATCCAACAAAAAGTCAAATTAGGGACTTGTTAAACAGACCGAGAGGACTGAATGACGGTACTATTGACGAATATATTACTATCCGTAGTGCGCAGATTACTCGTTTGCGCAGAAGCGCAACACTTTATGGCATTTCCGCCGCAGGTGCAGTCACCGATACTGAATGTGAGTCTGCAATTAAATTCCTTGTATGTGTCGATTGTTTAAGAGTAATGATTGACACTATCCCAATGTATGTTCCCGAAGCCGAGCAAAGAAGAACAGATATACGGCTTAGTGCGCAAATGAAATCATTTGAAAAACAAGCCGACACTTTGCTCAAAGCAATTAGTGAAGCAGAATCTTCTGCTTTCCATATTGACAGTAGCAATACTCGGCAGGTGTGATAATGGCAACATATACATGGTCTGCTTCTTCAAACGGCGACGCTACTGTCGCAGGCAATTGGACTCCCAATTTACCATCGGGAGGTATTGTCACAGGTGATACTGTTGTTTTTGCAGGGAATGTTCCTTATGAATGTAATTGGAATGTAGCAGTAGTTGGCATAATGGATATACAAGCAGGCTTTACAGGTCTTGTTAAATTTGCTACAAATTGTATTATTGAAACAGGTCTAAGTATAAATGAAGAAAGAAGAATAACTTGTCCTTCTGCAACAGAAATAACTTTTAATGGAACGCCTGCTTATCATAGCAATTTGGCATATGTCAAGTATAACTGCGCAGATATGATAAGTGAAGATGGATTATTAGGAAATCTTCACTTTGTTTTTGCAGGTAGCGTGAGAACAACTATTGATGCGGGAAAATACCCACATATGACATTCAAATCGGGTTTTAGAACAGATTACATTGCACCTTCATTTTCTGCAAACAAATACAATGTTGAAATGAAAAGCATAACTATTGTAGGTGGCACTGTCACTGCACCAGTTGTACCTTCTGCGGATGATAGATTGATGAATTGGATTATTACTTCAACAGGCTCTTACAATGGCGGTTCGCATCAACTAAATACAAGTGGCAGTGGTGTACTTTTTAACGGCGGTATGGGTACATGGACTTTTCAAGCCAAAAGTTCGGGTTTTACTTTTCCCGTCACAGGTACTCCTATTTACNNTTAAGTGGATCCCATTCATTCCAGCTATTTACAATAATTTTATTTTTACTTTTGAAAATGTCATTATTGATTCATCGGCAAATGGTTATAATGGTTTTGTAGGAATAAATTCGGGTGCTATTGTTCGATTAACAAACTTAACAATCAATAGTGGCGCAAGCATAAAAGGCAGTGATACTTTAGGCGCAACGATACATCTTGTAAATAGACCAACTATTAAAGGAACATGGGGCTTTTTACCCATAGCAGATGGTATTTACCACTACAAAGGAATTTACAACTTAGGTGTTTCGGGCGGAGGAACAGGTTTAGCACATATAAATCCAAAAGAAATACCTTATGGTTTTACTTCTCAAAAACTTAATACCGATGGTAATTTTAAGTTTGATGATGCAACAGGAACATTAACCATAGGCGCAGGCGGAATGATAATTACCGCAGGCGCAGTAGGCAGTCCCGCCGCAAACCAACTATGGGTAAATCCCGCAGATTCAAACAAACTTTACTTTGGCTCAAGCGCAGTAGGCGGTAGCGGTGGCGGAGGCAGTAGCACTGTTGATGTAGTGTCAAATGTAGCAACAAATACTATTCTTGGCCGAAATGATTCGGGCAGTGGTGATAGCGAAGAATTAACTCCCGCAGAAGTGCGCACAATGTTGGGTATAGAAGCAGGTTCAACGGCAGACCAAACAGATGCAGAAATAAGGGCGGCAGTCGAGGCGGCGAGCGATTCAAATGTATTTACAGACGCAGACCATACCAAACTAAACGGCATTGCCACAGGTGCTACTGCATACACAGACGCAGACGCTATCGCCGCAGTTGAAGGCGAAGCAGATTTGGTATTGGCAGGGACTATTCAATTATCTGCGCAAACTACTCAACCTCCCATTGGCAGTGTGCAATTAGGAGAAGGAACAAATGCAAATACTTTAGCAGTTAGAACAAATTATGGTTATCTAAATATCGGTATGCAAAATGCTTCGTTTTGTCATTTAAGAACAAGCGCAAGTTATTTTTACTTTGATAAACCATTACAATTTGATGGAGGCGACGGTGTTTATGCGTATAATGGTGATTTTTGGGTTCGCACAGATGCAGGGTCAAATGGAACGCCAACCGAGCGTTTGACTATTCTTGGTGGCGCATCAGCATCAGCAGGTACTCGTATTGGTATTGCTAATACAAGCCCTGCAACAGAATTAGATGTAAACGGCGCAGTACGGTTTCGTGCGCCAGTTGAAGTTATTGCTACTGACCCTGCACCCGCAGTTGCCGAATCGGGAACAATTTATGGTATGGTAAATACAGGTGCAGTTAATTTTACTTTACCCGCAGGTGCGGCTACTGGAACGCAATTTATTGTTATTAACACATTAGGAAACGATGTGACAGTCCGTTTAGCAGACGCAAATGATAAGTTAAATGGTGTAGCAAATGGCACTGCTCTTGCGACAACAATTAACAACGGAACAACAATTGTTTGTTTAGGCGATATTGGCGGTGCAATTTGTTGGTATGTAATGGGAGGAATCTAATTGTTGCCAACATCAATAGGTATTTTACAGGCGCAAAGTGCGTCTGCACCTGCGCCTTCATTTGGTTTTAACCCTGCGTGGGATTTAACTTCGTCGGATGCTTTAGGTAATTTAGGCGCAAAACTTTCCGCTTATACAGGTGTGATTCTTACCCCTCCCGCATCAAATCCTTTTGTTCCTACTCAAAATGAAATTGTTGTTGCAGAAGGAACGCCATTTACAATGGCAACAGGAACAACATTAACTTCTTTTACAGTTAGTATGCAAAAAGGACTTGCCCCTACTAAACATAAACTTGCTACATTATCCCACGCAAACCCTAATCTCAATATAGGTCAATACGACCACATTATATGGCAAGCGAATGGCAATTACAATTTAGGAATAGATGTTCAATTTATACCAATGCCAATAGGAGGCGGGGGTGGCGGGGATGGTATAAACCCNNGTATAAACCCCGATGAAGGCGATATAGGAGGCGGTTTAATAAACGACCCAATAGGCGGAGGCGGTTTAGACCCAATAGGCGGAGATGATTTAGGAGGCGGATTTGGCGGAGGCGGAGGCTTAGTTCCCGATTCCGAAGAAGTTAATTTACTCGGTCAAATGAATGTAAACACAGGGGCTTTCAATAGTCCTTTGTATTGGCTTTGGATAGAAGGCGGACTTGTAGGAGGAAACGCCGCAGGGCAAACAATTAAAGCCGTGTTTGAAGCAACTAATAGTGCAGGTACAACGATTTCAGCAACAAGAACATGGGTGACTCAATAATGACAAGATGTGTATATTTAGATAAATGGTTTGACGAGCAATCAAAATTGCTTGACAAAGAAGAAAAACTCCAACAAAAAGATTTGATAACAGGTGGTAAAAAATGAGTGAAAATAAACAACGACGAGGAAAAATTGTATATGTTCCTCCTGAAAAATGCTACACAAATGTAAACATTGAAGAAACACCACACGGCTACCGTTTATACAGGGATGGCGAAAGCCGTCACTTTGCGATAGTCCCGTTATCAAAAGCAGTTGTTGTTGAGTACAAAGAAAATAGGTGAATAAAATGGATATGGAAACATTAGGAATTATAGGCGCAATAGGTTTATTTGGCGCAGGTCTTGCTTTGAAATACTACAAAAAAATTAAGCCTGCTCTCGATGAAGCACTTGAAGATGGTCAATTGACTCTTGAAGAAGCAATGTCATTAGCAGAAGATGCAAAAGAAATTGTCGAAGAAGTTAAGTCATTGCCTTCGTTTAGTAAAATGAAGCGTATGCGCAAATCCGAAATTATGAATCTTTGCGCAGAACACGGAATTGACGCAAAGGGAACAAAAGACGAGTTAATCGACAAACTAAGACAACAGGTGAAGTAAAATGACTTATTATTGTAGCGTTGCTGATGTTGGTTCTCGAATAGGACTTGATTCTGCGCAAAGAAGTCGTGCAGAATCTCGAATTATACGCCACATAAGACAATCAACAATTTACATAGACCAAGCATTTCTTGAATATGGCCGTGAAGAACCAAGTCGAGAAACTGCGCAAAACACTTTGAATGGCGCAGTATCGGCAGGTGCTACAACAATTACGCTTACAAGTGCTTCTTCTTTTTCAAGTGCAGGTTCGGGCAACATTGACGGTGATTCTTTTACATGGACTGGTAAATCAAGTAATGATTTAACAGGTGTCACAGGAGTTAGTGCAGACCATTTATCGGGTGTCACTGTTCAAGAAGGCGAGTTTGCGCACATTTTGCGTGAAATTTGCGCAGATTTGTCGGCGGCATCATATCTTGAAGATGAAGGCACACATCAAACTGGCGCAGATGGTGGTTTGCGTGGAAAAACTTTGCGTGATAGAGGAAATCACTGTTTAACCCGTCTTGCGCATTTAGGCAAGGCGTGATATTAAATGAGTCAAACTTTTAATGCAAGAGGAAATTACGCAGATTTTTCTGTCAATTACAATGATAGAGGTTTGCGTCGAGCATTAAATGCTTTAGGGAGTATAGGAGAAACTATGTTTGACGCTTTTCTCATTGATAGTCTTAACAGAAACATACAACATTGCAGAAAAGAATTGAAAAGTAAAGCAGGTTCTTTAGCAAATGTTAGTGTACCTTCACCAAAAGGTTTACCGTTTAGGGCTTCAAAAAACATACATGTAAAAGTAGGCGACGCATTAAAGTTGCATAAAAATAAAAAAATGGAATATACTGTTCACACAGGAAAAAGCATACAAAGTGCAGAAGTAGGAGTTCTCGGACAAAGGGGAGGCCGAATAGGACATATTGTTGCTAAGGGTCTTGACCCGTTCCGATATGGAAATTTGCCTATGCTTGTAATGTCAAGCACCCGTTGGTTCAAAGGAACAGGACAGGCAGGTTGGCCTTCAACTGGTATGCGTATGCGTATGAGCCATCCCGGTTTTTATAACACTTTTGACTATATGGGATTCATTGAAGAATTAGAAAAAAAACAATTTATTAAAGAAGCGTATGGTGCTATTATTTTACCTGCCGCAGTAAAGGCAGGTTTCAAAGGCAGTGAAGTTAAAATTAGTGGCGGAGGCGGTCTTAGTAGCAGTGTTGGCGGTAAAGGTATTATGGCCGCAAGGAGAGGGTAAATATGGCAGTATCGAATCAAACAGACTATTGGACTACAAGACTAAACGGACATAACCCATTAAACCCAGTTGGTGATAACAACCTTGCTTGGGTTATGACGGCAGGCGATGCAGGCGATGGTGTTTCATCAAATGGTTATTGGCGCATATCATCAAGTAGTGGAGGCCAAACTTGGAAACAAACTGTCGCTAATGATGATAATTCCCTCTCCATAATCTGCGCAATCCATGTTGAATCTGTTCCGAATAACGGTGAAGTCCTTATGGCTCTCGACAATGGGTCTCATAGAGTTGAAGT